AATTGTCCGCCGGGGATGCGCCCTGTGAGACCGATGACGCCGAGATCGGGCCGTTCTCCGAATTGTGGGGCCGGGAATGGCGGTTGTCCGAACTGTCGGCCGAGGACACGCCAGTGTCCGAATTTTGGTCGCCGGAAGCCGCCACGGGCGATTCCTTGGCGTCCCGTTGGCCACACGGGCGCGTTTCGCCGACCGGGGGCGGCAAGTACTCGTTCAACTCCCAGGCGGCCGCCAGGAGCGCATCCCTGTCGGCCTCCGTCAACACGGGCGGGGCACGCAGGTCGCCCTGAATCGCCTCGTACCCGGCTGTCGGGGCGCAGAGGAACAGACCGCCTTCGCCACGGGTCTCGATCAGCGTCACCACCTTGCCGTCCGGGCCGAGCCGCTGGGCCAGCTTCATGTTGCCGCAGACCGGCGCTTCGCAGCGGTAGAAGACATGCCGTCCGCCGCGCTGGGTCGTCTCGACCGTCAGGCGGGCCAGCAAATCTTGCGGGATGCGCTCGGTCCAGGCGTGAAACAGTTCACCGCCCGCGTCGAAGTCGATCATCTCGGCGTGGCCGGAGACGCCGCCGCACAGGATGCAGACCGCGTCCGGGCCGTTGGCGAACCATGCTGACACCTCTGCCTCGGTGGGCAGCCGCTTGCGGTAGCGTTTCCACTGGCCGACCGCCGGGCGCTTCTCGGCCCGGATCGCGGGCAACGCGCACAGACCGGCGGCCAGGTAGCCAGCCGCCGCTCCGTGGAGCGTGTCATGGCTGTCAGAAGGGCAGATCATCGTCCTCCGGTCCTTGGTATTCCGGCAGATTGCCATCGTCGCGCTCGTCGCTGCCGTCCAGGCGAGGCGGAACTGGCCCCAGTTTGTGATGCGTGATGCGGTCGTACTTCTCGCCGGTCACCGACCGCACGGTGATGGAGACGGTCTCGGCCAGGCCGCCCGCCTCGCAAATCGCCACGGCCTGTTCGGACGACTCCGGGAACGGCTCGCGGGACCGCGCCCTCCACCACGCCTCGGCCTTGGCGCGGGCGTAGCCGGAGTGCTCGAAGCAGACCCACTCGCTGCGGTAGTCGTTGAACCCGACCTTGTAGTCGACCCGCATGGTGCGAGGGTGGTCCTCGGGCGCGTCGCGCTTGACGTGGACACCATAGTAGACGCCCAAGACCTCGTGCTCGGTCTCGGTGACCTCGCCGGAGAGCACGCTGGCCGTGGAGGCCTCGTGGTCGTGCTGTTCGCGTTTGGGCGGCGGGAAAGCGTAGCCGCACTCCGGGCAGATGCTGTAGGCGGCGTGGATCACCGCCTGGCACTGCGGGCATTCCTTGGCGGGCGCTTCGCCGTCACCACCAGACCGATCTTTGATCTCGAGTGCGTCGACCGGCCCGTGCCGCAGAATGTTGCCGCCGAAGTCCAGGACGAGGCAGTTCTCCTTCGACGGGTCCAGGCGGAAGCCCCGACCGACCATCTGGTAGTAGAGGCCCGGGGAGTTCGTCGGCCGCAGGAGCGCCACGCAGTCGATGTTGGGCGCGTCGAAGCCGGTGGTCAGCACGTTCACGTTGACCAGATACTTCAGGCCGCCGTCCTTGAAGCGCTTGAGGGTGTCGGCGCGTTCGAACGGCAGCGTGTCGCCGCAGACGAACCCGCACTCGTGGCCGAACTCGCCAAGCATGCGCTGGACATGCATGGCGTGCTGCACACCGGCGGCGAAGACCAGGACCGAGTGCCGGTCCCGCGTATGCTCGACGATCTCGGCGCAGGCCGAACGCACCAGCGCGTCGTCGTCCATCAGGGCCTCGACCTCGCCCGCGATGAACTCACCGCCCCGGATGTGCAGCCCCGAGGTGTCGGCCTTGCGCCGACCGGCCTTGGTCTTGAGGCCGCACAGGAAGCCCTGCACGATCAGCTCGCGCACGCCCACCTCGTAGCAGACGTGGTTGAGAAGGTTCTCCGGCCCGCAGATCATGCCGGTGGTCATGCGGTAGGGCGTGGCCGTCAGGCCAACCAGCCGCACGTTGGGGTTCACGGCGCGGGCCTCGGCCAGGAAGGTGCGGTACATGCCCTCGCCGTCGGGCGGCAGCATGTGCGCCTCGTCGATCAGGATCAGGTCGAAGCGGTCGAGCTCGGCCGCGCGGCGGAACACGCTCTGGATGCCCGCCACGATGATCGGGTGCTCGGTGTCGCGGCTCTTGAGGCCCGCCGAGTAGACCCCGATCTTGTTCCACAGGTCCGGGGCCATCGCGTGCAGCTTCTCGGTCGCCTGTTCGAGCAGCTCCTTGACGTGCGCCAGGATCAGCACGCGCCCGTTCCACTGCTGGACGGCGTCGCGGCAGATCGTCGCCATGACCGGCGTCTTGCCGCCCGCCGTCGGGATGACGACGCACGGGTGGTCGTCCCGGCTGCGCAGGTGATCGTAGACGGCGGCGACCGCCTCTTTCTGGTAGGGACGCAGCTCCATCAGGACAGTTCCTTTCCGCAGACCGGACATCGGCACAGGGGAAACTCATCGACCGTGACCAGAAGCCTGCCTTCGGGCACCGCCTCGCGGCGGCGCGTCACGAGCAGATCGATCTGGCTGTCGTCCGCGTAGACGCCCGCGTGTTCCAGGGCGTCGAGCACCGGTTTCTGGATGTTGTCCAGGTCGCGGCGTCGGCGGTCCGGCGGGAAGGCGTCCATCGCCAGGGAGATGCGCCCGCCGGACGGCGGTTTGCGCGGGCCGCCCCCGCCGAGGAGGGCGCAGACGTTCCGGCGGAACGTCCGGCCCTCCCGGCTGATCAGGGTGTGCAGCCCGACCCGCCGCCAGTAGTGGTTCACGCTGGGCGGGTAAGGAAGCGTCAACGGCATGACGCCCTCCTTACCGTTTCCACGGCGGCGTGTTGTCGGTCACCGGGGCCTGCTGCGCCTGCCCGGCGGAAGCCTTCCGCTCGTAGCCCTTGATCTCGTTGGTCAGTTCGCCGGTGTCCTCGCGCTTCTTGAGCTTCACGACGATCACCAGCGGGAGGTTGTGCAGCTCGACGCTGTCGCGGGGCTGCATGACGCCCAGCGCGTGGCAGATGGCCGACAGCTCCGACCGCGCGATCTTCACCGCCGTGGCGTTCGGGTTGGCGAGGTTGAGCCGGGCCCAGAGGACGCGGTTCTTGTACTGGCCCTCGATGATCGTGAACGTGAGTTGCAGGTAATTCCCGCTCCCGTTCTTCGTGGGCTTCATCTCGCTGTCGGTGATCGCGGCCAGGTACTTGCCCGCCGGGATCGGTTCGAAGCTGCTGGTCGGTTCGACTTCGGACGCGTTGAATCCATTGAGGTTTGCCATGACTCGTTACTCCTTGCTGTTGTTGGTTGCGGACTCGTTTCCCCGCGCCGGGACCGCCCCGGACGCGGACATCGGACTGGCGACCAGCGCCTTCATCAGCGCAGGCCACGAGAGGGGGATTTCTGCGGGCAGGTCGTAGCGGTTCTTCGCCACGCAGGCCGGACTGCCGACGGTGCGGAGGATGCGCTCGCCGCCATCCTTGCCGAGACCGGCGGCGATGGTGCGCTCGCGCCCGAACCCGCCGTCCTCGGTCTTGGTGATGATCTTGCGCGTGGCGAACAGCACCGCGTCCGACCACTCCGTCAGCAGCGCCGTGACGTGCTTGTGCAGGCGCGGCGAATAGCGGTCGTAGGCGCTGAACTCGGGGTCCTCGAACTTCTCGACCTTGGCATGCGCCAGGACGATCACGCACATGCCGCGCTGGTTGCGCAGCGTGTTGAGATCGCCCAGCAGCTTGCGCCAGTGCGTGAGGGCGTGGGTGTAGCCCTTGGCGTAGCCGCCATCGACCTTCTCGATGCTGTTGACGCCGTACTGTTCGCAAAGCGCGTCCCAGACCAGGCGCTCGAGCCAGTCGGCCGAGTCGATCACGACGGTCTCGAAGTCGTGTTTCTCCTGGATCAGCGTGCGCAGCGCCGCGTCGACATCGGCCAGCCGGGTCGCCAGCGGGAAACTGGCGCACTCGATCTGGTCGAGTCCGTCCTCGGTGGGGATGAAGATCGGCCTGGGCGCGGCGGCCGCCGTGGTGGACTTGCCGATGCCCTCGGTTCCGTAGATCAGAAGGCGCGGCGGGTTGTGCCTGCGCCCTCGGTGAATCTGCTGCAACATGGTCATACTGCTTCTCTCCTTCTCGTTGTGGTGGTTATTACAGTCCGGCCCGGACGCGCCCCTATGGCACATCCAGCACGCGAATTTCCTCGAAGCCGGTGGGCCACTCGTCGCGCTCGCGGCAGACGAGCAGACGCCGGATCGCGGCCTCGTTCTCGCGTTGCGCCTGGGCCAGCGTGTCGTCGCCGACGCGCCAGACCCCGCAGCGGAACGGTTCCTTCTTCTCGACCGCGATCAGGTGGACGGGGACCAGCGTGCCGCCGAGCGCCTGGGCCAGGACGGCCCGGTAAAAAGCGACCTGCCGGTGGTAGCCGTAGCGCCGGGCGTCGGCCTCGAACCAGGTCAGGTCGTCACAGGTCTTGAAGTCGACGATGCCGCGATGCGGATGCAGCCAGTCGATACGGATCTGGCAGGGCGTGCCGCAGTACTCGGCCCGCGCGACGCCCTCGGCGCGACCGTAGAGCAGGAGCGCCACGGCCTCGTCATTCATCGCAACGCCGGACGCCATCTGCTCGACCAGATCGACCTGGTCGTGCGACAGGACCGGCTTGCCCTGGATGGCGGCCCAGTCGGCAAAAGCCTTCGTGCCCGCTCCGAACGGCTTGTTGGTCTTCTCATTGATCGGGCCGCCCAGCGCGAACGCGGCCTCATAGGCGTCCCGGCCTTCGAGGATGCGAACATGCGCAGCGCGTCCGATGACGTAGCTGGCCGAGTCGGCATCCTCGATCAGGCCGACCGACTTCTTGCGGTGCAGCCACGGGCACTTGATGAAGTCCAAGAGCTGGTGGCTGCTCAGGAACCGGTCCGCCTGGGCGTGGTACTGCTCGGCGGGCTCGGCTTCCAAAATGTTGAGATCGATGTTGAGGTCCATGACGAACTCCTCTCGCGTTGGTGACTCCTGCCAGTTGCCCCTGGCCGCCTTCTGTTACTTACCCGGCGCAGGGGCGAACTGGCGGAGAGCGCGTTCAGCGCAGGTAGTCGTCCATGCGGTTTGCCGCGAAGGCCTCGCGCAGTTGCGCCAGGTGCCTGTCGCGGAACGTGCGGCGCGGGATGCCAAGATCGCGGGCGACCTCGGCAACGGACTGCGTCCGCAGCATGTCGGCGACCTGTCGCAGCTCGGGCGACAGGCCGATGAGAACCGCATTCATGTCCATCAGGAGATGGGCGCGGTCGGCGGCAGGCCGGTTGTAGCGGCCCGTGCGCAGATCGATCTCGTCCTGGCCGATGGTCTCGTGTCGTTCCATCGGCCCTTCCTCGGTCTCGATCTCCTCGTTCATCGAGAACGCCTCGCGCCGGTGATCGCGCATCTCCGCCTGGCGGTCGCGGAGCAGCTTGCTGATCTTTCCCTCGACCACGCGGACGGCGAACGTGTTGAGCGTCGCCTTGGCGGGGTCGAACTTCGGCAGGCGTTCGAGCAGGTCCCGGATCAGGTCCTGCTCGATGTCCTTGATGTCGTCCTGCGTGTAGCCCGCCTTGCCGACGAGCTGTCGCGCTTTGCAGTGGACGAGTGTCATGGTGTACTTGGTGAGTTGTTCATGCTTCTGGTTGGTATCCATTTCCGTCTCCCGTTGGCCGGGAGGCGTCGCGTGGATGCCGACAGAGGCAGCGACCACAAACAGCGGAGGCGTTGTAGGATTGCCGCTTCTGCGGCACCCACAACGCCTCCACTTCGTGGCCGGTTAGTTGTCAGGTGTTTGTTTCGATCACAGGGAATGGGGAGCCGACCCCCGAGTTGTCAGGCGTAGGCCTCCTCGAAGGTCATCCGGAACGGAAGCCCATGCAGGACTTCGATACTGATGACGACGCCGTCTCCAATCGCGTCCAGCTGCGCGAACAGTCGGACGACATCAGCCTTCAGGGCGAAGTCGGCCTTGCCAGACTCGGGCCGGGGGCCCTCCTCGCGATCCAACTTCACCTGGCGAATAACACGAGGCGGCGGGTCGAACTGCGGCTCACCATCGAGGATGTGGAGACCCTCGATGCGGCCGTGGTTTATGCGCTGCATCAGTTCGATGAGGCGGGCCTTGAGGGGCGTGAGGTCTGACTTGGTGGTCGGGTGTCTGTTCCTGTCTGTTGCCATGTGGT